GCACTAGGTTTGATGTAACAGATAAGTTTGATTCTGCTACAGGTTTATTTGATGATAGATCAGGTGTGTTTGATGGAGACCCTACAGCCTTTAGTGATACTTCTGTTTCCCTACAGTTAAGACATACAGATGATGACCCTTCTGGTACACCAACTTGGACTGATTGGCAATCGTTCTCTGTATCTGATATTGCTGCCAGAGCCTTTGAGTTTAGGCTTATTATGACATCTACTAATACCAATGTTACACCTGTAGTTAGTGCCTTAGCAGCTATAGTGGATATGCCAGATAGGGTTGAGTCTGGTAATGACATAACATTTACAGGTACAACTAACGTAACTTTTGCTACAGGTTTTGCCGCTACTCCAGCCATAGGACTATCCCTAGCTAACTTAACTGATGGTGATAGGTATACAATAACAAACAAAACCCGAACTGGGTTCACTATTAACACTTTTACGGGGGTATCCGCAAGCACCAATGCAGTTACCCTAGACTATGTAGCTAAAGGCTACGGAAAGGAAATAACGTAATGTCGCAACACGACTTTAACATTGCTAACCAAAGTTTCCCTGCTACTAGGACAGACTTAAATAATGCTCTTGTTGCATTGGCGTCCAATTCGTCGGGGGATGCAGAACCAGGAACTACCTATGCTAATCAGTGGTGGTACGAAACAGACACTAACACTCTTAAGATCAGGAATGAGGCTAATAGTGCTTGGATAGAAATAGCTACCTTAGATCAGTCTTCTAATAATGTGTTGTCTATCACTACACAAGGATTAACCCTTGGTGCTACAGCTATTACTGCATCTGGAACAGAAATCAATCTGCTAAATGATTTAACTAGAGGCTCCCTCATATATGGTAATGCCTCTGGTGTAACCTCAGAACTTGTCAAGGGTGCAGCAGCAACGGTCCTCACAAGTGATGGCACTGATATATCGTGGGCTGCGGCGGCTGGTGGTGGCGCAGGAAGTGTTGTTTTCCCCTCAGACTGGGCATCGCCTACTAACACTTACACAAGTAGTGGAACTTGGTCAAAAGGGTCTTTAGCGGACGATGACTATGTTTGGATTTACCTAATTGGCGGAGGTGGCGGTGGTGGGTCGCTGCAAGGTAGCGGAATCGCAAACGGCGGCAATGGGGGTTCACCACTATTTCTCTACGGCCAAGCCAAAACCTTCAACGGTGGTGCGTATTCTGTAGCTGCTGCCAAAGCTGGAAACTCGGCGGGGTCTTATCCTGGAACAACACCAAATCACACAACTTTTACTTTATCATCAGCGAATGGATCAACAGTTTTCACAACAGATATTTCCAGCGATACTACATCGTCACGCTTTTTCACTGTCTTTCCGCAAGTACTTGACGTTGTGGATTTAGCGTCTTTTCCTGACTACACGCTGAAAAGTAAGGAAACGGAAACAATGCTTTATGAAGACGCAGGGCTTCCCAGCGGCGTAGCGTTTAGATATTTAGCGCCTGGAAAGGAATATAATGATCCCGTGGCCGCAGAGCATTGTATTTTCGGCGGCGGAAATGGTGCTGGCTTCCAATCGAACGCAAAGCTGTCAGGAACCTCAGAGTTTTGTGGTGCTGGAGGTGCAAGTGCCGCTCAAGGTGCAGATGGAATTGCGCCTGGCGGAGGAGGTGGTGCGTCCCAAAGCGCATCGAATGCAGGTGGATCAGGGGCGCAAGGCGCAGTTAGGACTTATCATGTCTAAAATTTGGTTTAATAAAACAACAGGTGACGGCGCAGTCTTTGAGGATGCTGAGGACATGGCTAACTGGCCTGATTTCCAAGCTGACCCAGTGACTGCAAGCGCAACCCAAGTACGGGCGCAGCGTAACAAAATACTAGCGGCGTCTGACTATATGGCTTTGGCTGACAGGATTACGGACGAGTGGCGTGATTACAGGCAACTTCTACGGGATATACCTACACAAGAAGGCTTCCCGAACACAATAACTTGGCCCACTAAACCCTCTTAAGGAGCAACCAATGGGATACAAACTAGGACTACGAAGTAAGCAGAACTTGTCTGGGGTACATCCCGATATGGTTGCTGTTGTTACAAGAGCATTAGAGATTAGTGAAAAAGACTTTAGTGTAACTGAGGGTGTTCGTAATATTGAACGTCAGCGTATGCTTAAGAGAACTGGTAAGTCAACTACACTCAAGTCTCGTCACCTGACGGGTCATGCAGTGGATGTTGTCCCTTACCCTGTGTCGTGGGAGTGGGACGAGTTTTACCCTATCGGTGATGCAATGAAGAAGGCAGCAAAGGAACTAGACATTAAGATCGTATGGGGTGGTGATTGGAAGAAGTTCCCTGATGGACCACACTTTCAGCTAGACTGGAAAGCCTACCCCTGTGACTAGGGCGGCAGAAGACTGCTTTGTAATGGGTAAAAATATATCGGCAACTCTACTGTTTGCCTTGGTACTACAAGCGGCAATGATAGTTTGGAGTATTTCACAGATGAGGGCAGACGTAGATGCTAACTCGTCATCTATAGTTAGAATAAGTGGTGATGTAAAAGCTGTCGAAGCATCGTCTAATATGCAAGCCGTGCAACTAGGCAAGATTGAGGAAAACATAAAGGGAATTAAAGAGTCCCTTGAAAGGATGCTAGAGGTAATGGAGAAGGACTAAGAGGGGTATGATTGATCCAGTCACTGCCTTTGCTGCGGCTAGTACTGCATTCAAGGGTATTAAAATGTTAGTTGGTGCTGGTCGTGAAATCCAAGACATATCGACACAGCTTGGTTCTTGGTATAATGCTGTTGCAGATATTAACAAGGCTGAGGCCCAACGTAAGAACCCTACTTGGTTAGACAAGAAGACCCACGGTAATGACAACATAGAGCAAGAGGCTATGGATATTGTCATCCGTAAGAAGACCCTCATGGAGCGTGAGAAGGAAATAAAGTTTATGCTCAATATGAGGTTCGGCCCGTCTACTTATGACGACATGCTACAGATGCGTAGACAAATACGCAAAGAGAGAGAAGAAACAGTTTACGCTGCTATGGAAGCTAAACGCCAGATACAGAACAACCTAGCTATAGGTGGACTATCTTTTGGCATCCTGATTATACTTGGTGGGGGCATCTGGTTAATAGCGTCTGTTATGTAAAGGAGATTTATATGAGCGTTACTATGGAAAGATTCTTACACTGGAAAATACTACCACGCATTATGATGCTGGTTATGACATTTATGTATATAGAAGTCTTGTACTGGTTTATGGACTTAACCCCTGAAACCATGACCTCACAAGCTGCTGCTCTAACAGCTACTGTGACTGGTGCTATGACTGGTGCTTTTGCTGTATGGTTAGGACATGAAAAATGATAGGTTCTATCATCAGTAGTCTAACAGGACTAGCCACAAGCGTTATAGATGGCAAGACACAGATCAAGTTAACCGAAGCTGAGATTAAAAAGAAGCAGCTTACTGGTGAGATTGATTGGGACATAGAGGCTATGAGGGGTACTCAGAACTCTTGGAAGGATGAATGGATCACCCTCCTCTTCAGTATACCACTCATACTTGCCTTCTGTGGAGATTGGGGCAACGATATTGTAGCCCGTGGCTTTGCTGCACTTGAGGTTATGCCTCAGTGGTATCAGATTGCCTTGGGGGGTATCGTTAGTGCCAGTATAGGCATGAGGTCTGTGAGTAAGTTCTTTGGCAAGAAGTAGCCATGTATGTATTTTTACTGCTACTATATATAGGTACAGGAGAGAGTAGAGAGTTAGTAGATGCCACCCTAACCTTTACTCTATTAGCTGATTGTAACCGTCATGCTGCTGCACTTGTCCAAAGGTATAGCACTCACGGTATAACTCCTCAAGATAGGGCAGTCGCCTACTGTGTACCAAAGTTATACAAATAAGTAAGCCCCCGTTTCCCATGTAGGATTCGGGGGCTTTTTTCATTTATTGTGCTCTTCTTCTAAGTGCCTAAACAGAGCATACATAGGCACCTTCATCTTAAACTCTACTTCCTTCTCTAGCCTGTCCACCTTCCCCACTAGCCAAAGTATTAACAGGGTCTGGACAACAAGAACTATAGAAATAACATCAGGCATCTTCTACCACCTTAATCAACCTAGCTCCGTACCATTCAGCTTTCTTTAGGTCTTGTACCCCATTCTTATAACGCCACCTGTGTAAGTACTTGGCAATATTCCCACGTAGGTATCCGATGTATTCCTCTTCGGTTAAGAAGTCCTCGATGTATTCAATACACTCGATGTTACCTGTCCCGTAATGGGGTGGGTGATTAACCATATCGTCACAAGGGTTGAACGCTGCAACCTCTTTCCACTTAGCCATCTTTACTCCTTATAAGCCTAGCTTGCTCTTCTATCTGACGTTTCTGTTCCTCTAGTTCAAGGAACTGTTTATCTGTATCAGATAACTTATAGTCTGGCTTAACAAATTTCAAGACCTCTGGCATTACAAATCCCCCTTCTTACTTAAAGGGGAGGGGAGCCCCACACACTGACTTACGAACTTTGCGTCAGGGTCGGGCTTGGTCTCAAGTAAGTACAGCATGTTAAGCTCCCTTACAGCCTGACACCTTTCTTCTGTCTTGTAGGTCGCATTAGGGGCTCTCACAGAGAAGTGAGGCTCCCCGTCTTTCATAATACTTAAGACAACTATGTAAACATATATCATATTCTATCCTTTCTACAATCTTATTAACTCCGCTTCTTTATAGGGAATATGGTAGAACAATTCCCCCTTAGCAATATAACGACCTTTAGCAGTCCTTACAATCTCTTCTGTCATCTGTTGCCCCCTGATCATCCAACACTGGGTTAAGTGAATGTTAAAGACATAGAAGTTTACGTTACTGTTATACTTCTTAAGTAACCTAGACTTACGGTGAGGTATTCTTATCTCTGTCCAATCATCGGGCCACTCCTCCTTCCATGCCCTCTTGACTTCACCCTCTGAGTAGTATGTCACACCCTTCTTAACAGTCTCTACATCTGCGTAGTAGTTCTCCTTTACGTTAGACACTGTGTGCCCCTGCTTCTCTAGGATTTCGATAAGCTTGACCTTTGCAGGGTTGTCAAACCTATCGTACAGACTTTGCTCAAACCTCTTTCTGACTTCTACCATTATGTAATGTCCACCATCTCACAGACGTCACCAGTACAGGCCATAGTCTGCATACCACTGGTGTTGTCCTCTACTTCATAGTTAGCCAACTTAGTCCAGTCGATACTGTCAGGAGAAGTCCCTACAACTTCGTAGTAGTGATCTTTGTCACACTCTTGGTAAGGTGCCTGTTGATATGTATGCTCATTAAAAGGTAAGAACGACACACCAGACATTTCATCAAAGTGCTTATACACAAAGGCTCCTACCTCTAGCCACTCGTCAGCCTTGACGTTAATAGTTACACTAGGTTTATGCTCACACCAGTGACGTTGATACATAAGCCACATCTCTAACTGTTCTATAGCAGTCATGTCAGCAGTATGAACAGCACCCAGAGGAGAACGCATAGGGAAGCTAAACACTGTAGTAGCGTCAGGCTTCATTACGTCAGGCTCGTTAGGGATACCCTGATCAATCATGAACTGTGTCAAGGGGTCTTTGTTATCTCCACGCACAGTACGGATATAATAGGGAGAGTGACGAGCATGAATGCCAGAAGCTGAGTCAACCAGTTGGGAAACTGTTCCACTGGGCTTGACACAAGTAATAGCAGTGCTATGAGGGATACCAAGACGGTCAGCCCACTCAGCGTTAGTAGAAATAGCCACATCCCTTAAATGCTCCAATGTCTCTGACAGGCCTTCATTAGCCAATGTCATTAGCTTGTTGTCCATTATCCCCGTGAGTGACACACCGAGCAACCTTTCGGATGCGGTATTCGTTCCCCACACCTTTCGCAGATATGGAAAGTGGGTGTAGGTGGACTGTATAGTCCCAAGTATAGTTGCAACACGGACTTTTCTTGTAAGGTCTTCGATACTGTCGTTAGCACGGATGACAACTTCCGTAAGATTACAGAACTGATTCGGCCTAAGTATGATTTCTGAGCATGGATTTGTTCCGAACTCATAGCCAGACTCTCTACGGCCATTTTTTGCTGCTTGTCTAACTGACGCTTCTCTGTTGAATATCCCTCGTTCTCCACTACCACTCTCCATTAGTGCAGTCCACTCACGCATGAATGACATACTGTCTGGTTTCTCTGTATAAGCTACAGAATTATTAGCTAAGGCACGATGGGTTGCATTTTCCCACCAAGCCCCTGACTTAGCGTGACGCATACGATCATCTGATAGGTTGCTTAAAGAGATCATAGCAGAGCGTCTAACGCCCCCTACAACGACAACTTCACCGATCTTACACATTAGGTCATGACACTCAATGCTGGACAGCCTACGCCCCTGTGCGGCTTTGAATGTAGTAACAGCAAAGTTAAACAAATCAACCAAAGGAGCAGGACCACTAGCACGACCACCAAACGTCTTGAGTTTAGCACCAGCAGGTCTAACTTTAGACACATCCCACTTAGGAACCTCACCAGCCCATAGGAGTGCCAACACTTGTCTCAAACCCTTAGCCCATCCTTCCTTGCTGTCCTTGATGACGACAGTCGTTTCACTATCGAAAAGAGGCGGAACATCAGGGAGTTTAGTGATGAACTGACGCTCAACACTGAAACCAACCCCCGTCCCGCAAAGGAGGATGAACATCGCCTCATCGAAAGACTTAGGATCATCTACGGGTAAGTAGCTACAGTTATACATACAGGTGTTGTCCCTGCTTGCAGCAACACCAGCAGTCATAAGTGACCTCATACTAGGCATGACAGAAAGGCTAAGAATAGCTACCTCAATTTCACTCATAACATCGGGGTCACTAGACAGGTGGGGAGACAAGATATTAGACATATAACGGCTAACAGTCTCCCCCCATGTTTCACGACGACCTAAACCCTCAAGCCAACGAGCGTAACGGCTAGTGGCGATAAAAGTTTGGTAGTCTGTTGGCAAATAATTGTTCATACTAAATCCTTCAAGTTAGGTTTTTTATAGTTGGGGCCTTTCATGACCTTGCCATCTTCGTTCTTAATAGGCTTACCATCTTCACCTAGCTTAGACATATTGGACTCATGCACTCGTCTAAAGGCTTCGTCTAAGTCCCATCCGAATGTAACAGCATAACCATAGATTACATACAGTAGATCAGCCAACTCCTTGAGCCTTGCTTGGGGAGTTTCTTCGTCTACAGCCTCAAAGAACTCTTCTTGTATAAGAGAAAACCTGAAGTTTTCTAGGTCAGACCCTAGCTTATACTCCTTGTCCATAGGCTGTCCCATGTGGTCTACGAACTGTGTAACCATCTCTTGTGGTGTTGCATCAGGGAATATATGAAAATCGTTAAAGTCATCCTTTGCCATATCTAGGAAGGCATCTATGTCATCTTGCG